CAGCGTCCCGCCCGCGTACTGGCCGGGCATGGAATACTCAGGGGATACCGCAGCCTCTTCGGCGGTGTCGTCGAAGGAAAGTGCGGGCCGGTCCTTGTGGCTGACCCAGCTTGCCCCAACATCGCCAGCCACGAGCTGCGCGTTCTGGTCGGGAATGAAGGCCGACGCCGGCATTGTCAGTAGGGTAACGTGTGCCATCAGTTCACCCCCTCAATCGCCAAGGCCTGCGAGCGGTGGCTTTCGACGTACCGCGCCTCAATCGCCGCGACGACCGGATTCGCCGCAAGGGCCGCAAGGTCTGTGACGAACGTGTTCAGCGCCGTCAACTCGCCCACCGAAAACTGGCCGGTCAAGCCATTGGCCACCACGGCGTTCTTGATAAGCACCGCAACGGCGTTCGCCTGCACCACGGGCCGCGTCACGCGGTCGCGGAACAGGTTCACAATCGTCTGCGCCTTTTTCGTGTCTGCTATTGGCATCAGTTCACCCGATCATCCTGTACGTCGCCGTGATCTGCGACCCGAACGCCTGCTCCTCTTTTAGCATGGCGGGATCGTAGGGCACGGCTGTAGTTATGCCGACGAGCTGAAAGCCGGTGGAGTCGGCGGTGAGTGAATCGTTGCCGACGTGCGTCTTCAGTTCGGCGCGGACCTTGTCGGCCAGTTCCATCAGGGCGTCCATCTCGATGTCGGAATCGGCGAGAGGCTCCTGGAGCTTGGCCAGGATCACAACGTCGATCTGATAGTCCCCCTGCCACTGATTGCGGTTGGACCGGACCTCCTCGATCCCCTTGGGTACCACGTAGATCGTGATCGAGTTGTCGGCGTGCAGCGTCTGTCTCCCGACGTACTGCCGCTGCACCCGCGCCGCCTGGGCCGGGTCCAGGCCGCGCAGGGCGTCTACCACGGCGTCCGCCAATGCTGTGATCTTTGCGCTCAAAACATCATCCTCGATAGCAGCCCGCCGGCCAGTCCGCCGACAAGGCCGCTACCCATCATGTAACCCACGAGCAAACTGAATCGTATTTCCTGCCTGCGCACGCGCTCAAACAGGGGACACGCCTGCTGGTGTTCGGCGACGATCAGCTTCACCACCTCGCGCACCCATTCGTCCAACGGCACGTTTATCTCGATTGCGGCCATCACTCAAACCTCTTCGTGTGCAGCCTGAGAATAAGATGCTCGTTGTCGGCCCAGGTCCAGGGCGGCAGGCCGTCCATTTCGGCCACCCGATACGTCCCGTCGCTGTCGGCTATCTCGTCGCCCGCCTCGGGCTCGCCGAAGGCCGACAGGTCCGCAGCCGCGATGTAATAGTTCCGGGCGTTGGCGTGCAGCGAGATTTCCGCGATGTTCGCGGCGGCGAACGGCGAGGAGCCCGGGCAGGCCGTGATGGGCAGCGAGGTCGTGCCCCGCCGGTACACCACGGACCTGCCCGCGACTCCACGCGCCGCCGTGAAGGCGGCCGAGATTGCAGCGCCGAAGGCCGTCACGTATCACCTGGATTACAGCAGCGTCTCGGTGTTGCTGATCGACTCGACCGTGATGATCGGGAAGCCGTCAACATCGTTCGGGATCGGGGCGGGAACGCCTGTCGCGTTCGTCGCCGTCCGGCTCGCCCGAAGCTGCTTGCGGCTGCGCCGGCTCATCACGATGATGAGCCCCGCCTGCCGGTCCACCGGGAACATCTCGATGGCCTGATAGATCAGCGCGTCCGTCAGGCCCTTCCCGCTGTCCTCGGTGAGGTTGCAGATTCGGGCCGCGCTGTACGCGCCGCCGACGGCCAGGCCGACCCAGCCGAGAATCGGCGTGTAGTACGCGGTGTAATGCGCGCCCGCCGAGTCATCGACCTCTTGGGTGATCGTCTCGTCAACATCGATCCGGCCTTCGTTGCCGACAACCGCATGGACGCCCCGGAAATCGCCTGGGGCGTTGAGCAGCCAGACAGACGACCCGGTGCTGGCGGTCGTGCCGGTGGCGTCGAGGACCATGTCATCGGTCGTCGCGTCATACGCGGCGTTATCCGCCAGACCGGCGAATCCGTCGGCCTCGTTGCCGACGCCGTAGATGATCTGTTCCTCGAACTCGAACAGCGCCGCCTTGAGGTGGCGACGCGCCTCACGCGCGACGTGGGCGGTCGGGCCGTTCTTGAACTGGTCGGCCAGGGCCTTATCGACCCGGAAGCTGGCGTCGAGCAGCTTCAGCGTGGCGGTCACCAACGTGTCCGCGCTGGCGCTATAATCGCGCCCGACGTTCACCTCGCGGAAGCCGACCGTCACTGCGCCGGTCTCCTTGAGATACTTGTAGTCATTCCCATCTGTGCTCGCCGCCGGGAGCGCCATGAGCAGCGGAACCGCCTGGACGAGATCGCTGATCTCAAACGGTTCCAGGGCGGCGTCGTTGACCTTCAGGAGGTCAGCCAGTGTGATGAATGTGTCAGCCATGATTTATTCTCCAAATCTGCATGGTGTTGGTGGTCAGCGGCCGCGAATCTTCACGGACTGCTCGAACGCGCCTTGGCCTGGGACCTTGCGGCTCTCGCCGTCGTTTGCGCTTACCGGGCCGGTTCCGACCGCCGCCTTCGCGGCGTCGCATCGGGTTTTCAGTTGAGCGTTCTCCGCCTCCAGCGCGCTCATCTTGTCGCACTGCGCGGCGTTGAACTTGGCCTGGCTGTCTTCCCAGTTCAGGCCCTCGGCAAACCACGTCGCGCCGTCGGCTCCGAACGCGGCCATGTAGCGCCTCAACTCGGCCTTGGGGTCTGCTTGGGGCGGTGCGGCTGCGGGCGCGGCCTCGGCCACAGCGCCCTTGTCCTTGACTTGTTCAGCAGTCATATCGGGCTCCTCAAATGCGGCCGGGGCTTTGCCCGGCTCTGTTGGAGTTTCTTCCGTGGCGACCATCGCCTCGGGGGTGTGTCGGTAGTGGCTTAGCAGCTCCCGGCCCGTGAGGGCCGCGACCTTCTTGGCGGGGATGGTCTCATCCGCGAATCCGGCCTCCTCGGCCTCCCGGCCCATTAGCCAGGTCTCAGCGGCCATCATCTCGGCGATCTTCTCGGGGGAGTTGCCGGTCCGCGCGGCGTAGATGCCCGCGATCTGTGTGTTCAGCTTGCGGATCAGCTTGGCTTCGGCCTCCATATCCTCCGCCGGCCCGATGACGATCCCCCATGCCTCGTGGATCATGATCGTGCCGTTTTCCGGCATGACGATCTTGTCGCCAGCCATCGCGATAACAGACGCGGCGGATGCCGCCAGGCCGTCGATGTAGACCGTGACCTGTGCCGGGTGCTGGGCCAGGAGGTTGTAGATCGCGTGGCCGTCGAATACGAAGCCGCCGGGCGAATTGATGTGAACGTTGATTTGCTTGACGGCCCCGGCAGCCTTCAGGTCGTCGCGGACTTGCGTAGGCGCCACGCCGAACCATTCGTCGATCACGTCGTAAATCCATATCTCGACGGCCTCGCCGTCCGCCTCGGCGCGGAACTCATAGTTCGGCTCGCCGTCGCGGTCGCGCAGGAGATGGAGATAAGGCGATGCGTTGCCGTCCATTCGCGCCCAGGGATGCTCTATTTGTTTTACCATCATCGTTCCTCTGCGGGTACGGTTTCGGCTGGATTCATGGGCTGGTTCTGGCCGCCGAGGGGCGGCAGGCCGTTCTCCTCGCGGAGCGTCCGCACGGCGACCTCGTAGCGCACCTGCCGGCGGGCCACGTCCATCGCATCCTCGCCCCGCTCCTGGCAGGCTGCGGGCACGTCCAGGAGCCCGCCGCCTATCGCCTCGATCTGCGCCTTGACCTCTTCCAACGGCTTCCACCAGGGGAGTCCCTTGGGGATCCACTGCCAGCGAAGCCAGGCGAAGTCTCGGCCGCGCGGTAGTGTCAATTCGCCCTCGGCGACGGCTATCCCGATCCGCCATCGCAGCCACGAATCTCGAAGTTCAACGTGATCCGCGCGCTTGATCGCAACCGAGTAGAGATACTGCTGGAGCGCGCCTTTGGAGCCGAAGAAATTCGTATGCGACTCATCGTAAAATGAGTAGGGAATGTCCAGGCTCTTCAACGCCGCGGCCACGATCATCTTGTCGAACGACTGGAACTCCGTGCTCGGCGTCCGGTTCTCCAGAAAATCGGCGTCTGCCCCGGGGCTTTCCGTCAGGTCGATGAGCTGCGGCCCCTTCGTGAAGTCGTATTCGTAGCCGCCGGGGTCCTTGCCGGCCGAATCTTCAGTCTGGCCGCTCTCGGCGTCGGAATCGTAAATGTGCCCGATGGGCTCCTGCGGCGTCATGCCGTCGCTGGATGTCGTCAATTTCAGGCCGAACAGCTGCGCGACTTTGGCCTTGAGCAGCGCGTACTCGCGGCCTTCGTAAACGTCGCGCCACTGATTCAACGCGCTCGATAGCGGCGTGATCCCGCGAAGCTGATCGAAACGATCATAAAATCCGTAGGGGATCACAAACCGGCTCATCAGGACGGTCTCAAACTCAAAGCTGCTGCCAGCCCGCGCCATGATGCAGTATCGAATGTGCTTGCCGGATTTCATGGCCTCGATGCCGTGCGTGAACTGTTCCGGATTGTAGTCGCGCGGCGTCTTGTTCGACTTCCCGGCCGTCCTGATCCGGTCGCCCTCGACGGCCTGCACCCGGCCATCGAGCAGCTTCAAGATAAACACGTCGCCATCGACCACGCGCGACGCCTCGGCCAGCCGGAAGAAGCGATCGAGGCGATGCTTCTCGGCGACCTCGAATCGGTACGGCTGCGAAATCTCCCGCATCCACGCCTCGACCTCCTCGTTGAAAACGTCATCATCGGTCCTGGCCTGGAAGCTGAACGTCGAAACGAAATCCAGGTGCTTGCGGATCGCCCATGCGGCGTCCGAGAAGTTCCGTCGGAGGTCCCGGGCGTTTGAGAGCAGCTTCTTACGGTCGGCCAGACCGAGGACCTTATCCTCGGACTTCAGGAGCGTGCTCGTGGCCTGGCGCCGGTGCTTGTCTTGCGTGGCCTCGTATTCGTTGCGGATCGAGCGGACGCGGCCGAACGGCATACCGTTGGGCTGGAGGATCCGGGATTTGTCAGTGAATGCGATCATCAGAAGCCCGACAGCCTTATCCGCCCGAGAACGGGCTTGTGCGCGCTGGCCTTGGAAAGTTCGCGCCGCCAGAAATCCAACTCCCTGATTGCCTGGCTGCGGTCGAACTTCGTGGTCATCCCGTCGATAGTGACAGACGCCACCCCCTGGCCAGACGCCAGAAACGTCTCAATCGCCGCGATGTTTACCGCTATCGTCGCCGCCGTCGCCATATTGCCGTCTCTGTGACCCCAAACGAAAAGCCCGCCGGATCGTCGTGCACGATCCGACGGGCTTGGATATTCTGAAACGCGCAGGCTGGCCGGCCCGCTTCGTTCGGGGTATTCGCTTGTCTGTACTATTCTTTGCCGGACACCGGCACGAAGTCAAACCCCAAATACAGATATGTTCTTGGCAAGAACATTGCTCAGATTCGCTCTTCCGTCCAGTGACGGCCGCGGGCGCGGGCCATGCGGATCTCCGCCAGGGCGGCCTCGTTGCCCTTGCCGCACCAGTTCCGGCCCGGATCGCCGACGTGCAGCACGTGGATGTCTAACCAGCGTTTCCGCTCGACCGAAGCGCCCGGGCCCCAGCGGTTTTGGAACTGGCTGTCATAGTTCCCCGCGTGGGTGTAGCCGGTGTCGATCACGTCCGATCTGTCGGCCACGGCGGGGTCCGATACGTGGAATAGCTGGAAG